AAAGACAAATTAGGAGGCTTAATTAACAATGAACACTACTATTCGTTATTGGTTTCCTAACACTCAACAATGCAGATATGTAACCTTTAAAACATATCAAGAAGCATTAAATATGGTTGAGTTCTTTTCACAAATTGAAGTAAAATCAGAGGTTAAATTATACTAATGATTCACCTATTTGCATTGTTATTAATCTGTGTAATCGTATCAGCATTAATAACACTTTCTATCTACAATCCACACTCGCATTATTAACAATGAACAAATCCAATTCACATCTCGAAAGTATTAAAGAGGACATCGCATATTGCATAGATGAGTTAAACCTAGACAATGAAATGATCGGTGAGTTGTTAAGAATTTGCGAAGAAGTTGGTGTTAGTTGTGAATACTTTATGGACGAATTTGTATGTAATGATGATAACTCAGATCCGATACATGACCCAGAATACTTATCAATTAGAGAGGTAAATCGTATATACTATAGTTAACATATAAGAGAGGTAATATGCTCAAAGATTATATGAAACCGAAGAAGGATTGGAGTGATAAACAATGGATAAATTACTGTTCAATTCAAGTACATAACCCTTGGATAAATGCAGAAGAAAGAGAGTATTATAAGGACAAATTAAACGATCTAATTAACAACAACTAACAGGGAGTTTTCCACAGAAAGTATTCATAACCTGTGGAAAACTCTTTAATTTATGTTATTTTACCCTTATAAATAGCAAATTAAATATAAGTGAGCGATTTAAATGTTTTCCACAATGTTGTTAAAAAGGTGATGTAATATGGTGGAAAAGGTGTTAATAACCTTTGTAATTGTGTGGATAAATGATAGATTCTTTAGTGATCTTAGCGAGCGTAGTATAACACGAAGCGAGCGATATTACAAGACCCTCGGTAACATTTAGTAGTATAATACCAAACCAGTTCAGTATAAACTAGAACCGTTAGTTTAGGTTCTTATATAATAACAAACAGACACACAGTACTTGACAGATAGTGAGTTTATTTGTATAATAATAGTAACACTTTCTATGACCTAATCTGATGACAGTTCTTTACAATCAGGCAGTTAAAAAGAAGACTAGAATAACACTTGAAGTAGAGACGCTAAATGACTTTAATCCGCACCAAATTGACTGGAGAAAAGTATTACAATTAGAGGATAATGAGTCTGTCGAAAGTTATACTGAAGAACTTGATATTCCATGCAGTTGGTAACACTTAAGACAGTCAAATCTGTGAGGAGTTATTATCACTTAAGGGGGTCGCCTAAAGTGTACCTATAGTGTAGAAATCGATTACCCTAAAATGTCAAACAGTCCTGCACAGTTTGTATCAGTTAACTTCGCTAATTTCCTGCTAGATAATGCAACAAATGGCGATGAAATCCTTGCTGTATTAGATGATCTTTATGAGGTGCAATCTACCCCCTTATAAGTAACACAATTATAGCACATATTGCCCCTGTTTATTAACACTTAGTGGTTACACAGTTGTTGACACTCAGGGGCAGTAATGTTATAATACTAAGTATAACATAGCAAGCACACAGTTACTAACACAAATTAAGAACAGATTAGCAGTTCTTAAATGATGCGTATTGGCAGTTATTTGCCCCTTATGTGTTATGCGGCGGCGTTGCGATGCCCGTGGCTTAAAAAGGATAGAGACCCTAACCTACAGAGGTGACAATTCGAGATGTATATATAAAAATCTCCGAAATTTTTTTTGACCTTTTTTAGGTTTCTATATAAAAAAATCCCCCATAATTTTTCGATGGACAATACGACTTATCACATCTATGCAAAGAACCGAGTACTTTATTATAACCTAGAAGAAGAAGACTTTGAAGAAAAATGGGAACTACTGCAAGTAATGGTAGGGTTGCTCAAAACTGACTATACTGAGAGAGACTTATCATATATTAAACTAGGACCAAAATGCGGAGTGGGCGGACCAGGTAGGGTTATTCAGAAAACGCCCATGTGGGAAGAAGATAGTTATTGACCCTTGGGTAAACCGCCCTTGGGTTTTTTATTGACATACTACATAAAATACACTATAATTGAAATGAAGGTATTAAAAAATTATGGCAAAAGGATTTACTGTTAAAGCTGCTAGTCCCAAAGCAAAGAAAGCAGAAGATTGGGACATAGATGCAATTAAAGCCAGAATGAGAGGTAAGGCGATTGTCTTTTGCTTACCTGGTAGAGGAGTCTCATATACTTACTTAAAGAATTTTGTACAACTATGCTTTGACATGGTTCAGAATCAAATGAGTATTCAGATATCTCAGGATTACTCATCAATGGTAAACTTTGCAAGATGTAAGTGTCTTGGAGCAAATGTATTACGTGGTCCAGATCAAATTCCTTGGGATGGGAAGTTAAACTACGATTATCAACTTTGGATTGATAGCGATATTGTCTTTGATACTAACAAGTTCTGGCAATTATGTGACCTTGCAGTTCCAGCAGAAGCACTCAAAGAAGATGGTTCAGTAGATGATGATAAGTGTAAGGGAATAACTGCTGGTTGGTATGCTACTGAAGACGGCAAAACTACATCTGTCGCACATTGGTTAGAGGAAGATGATTTTCGCAAGAATGGTGGAGTTATGAACCATGAGACTGTGGAATCGATCAGTAAGCGTAAGAAACCTTTCACTGTAGACTACACAGGTTTTGGTTGGGTTATGATTAAGAAGGGCGTGTTTGAGCACCCAGAAATGAAGTATCCTTGGTTTGCTCCTAAGATGCAAGTCTTTGAGTCAGGTTCAGTTCAAGATATGTGCGGCGAAGACGTATCATTCTGTTTAGATGCAATCGAAGCGGGTCTCGAAATCTGGTGCGATCCTCGAATTCGTGTAGGGCACGAAAAATCTCGTATTATCTAATGGAAAAGAATCTACAGAAATGGGCAGATACACATTTGCCCAATAAAGATTCAGATGACCTTTGGGATCTACAAGCAGCGATTCTCACCGAACTTTCTCGTAGAGATGACGTTCAATATCAGGTCCGTGCCTCGAAGGAGTCATTAGATAACAAATTTAAACAACTACGTATAGGAACAACTTAAATGCCAGTAAAAACAAAATCAGGAGCATGGGGATCATCAGAGTTCGTAGAGGCGACCCCAAAAAAATCTCGTCAGGGAAGAGGAAAGCACTCAAAGTATAGTGCAACCTCTCGTAATGGTCCCCGTAAAAGATATCGAGGTCAAGGAAGATAAAGTTAGTATTCAACGCAAAATACTTTTATTAGTATTCAATCTGTAATACTCAAATCTTTAGTTAGTATTCAGGGTATAAAACTCTCGTTAGTTTTCAACCTATAATACTCAATTAGTATTCCAATAGAAAAACTTTTGTTAGTTTTCAGCCCTTAATACTCAGATTTTCAGTTAGTATTCAACCTATAAAACTCTAGTTGGTTTCCAAGGTATAATACTCATAAACGTCCTTTCTAGGGCGTTTTTTAATGCTTCCACAACCCCTTTATATGCCTCTAGAACACTTCTTTACGTAAGTTTAGGAATATTCTTATTACTACTAATATAACTAATGTTAGTATCGTTAATTTTGACGAAAAATGGAAAATTCTAATAAGAAAATGCTTAGAGAAATAGCAAATGATCAGTTAACTCCTAAAAAATATGATATTTCAGTCCAAAATGACCTATATGAGAAGAGAAAAGACGATTTTGAGGAAGATGGACTAGATTATGATATAGATTCAATACCTCTCGCAGAATTTTAGTATATAAACCTTAATAAATAAATTATAATTGTAATATCTTCCACATTTCATGCCTTTAGAAAGGGTAAATAGCGGTTTTAAAGACCTCAGTATGAGTTTTCAGGCAAATCCTTTGTCTAAAGACTTAATTGCGTTAAAAAATGCTAACGCAATTGCTCGTTCTGTTAAAAATATTGTTTTTACTCTACCTGGAGAGAAATTTTTTAACCAAAATTTCGGTTCTAGGATAACAGCATCCCTTTTTGAGAATATAAACGACATTACTGCTAATATTATAGTGGATGAAATTACAGAATCTATAGTTCGATATGAACCAAGGGTTCAATTAATAGAGGAGGGTGTAAGAGCTTTCCCTAATTATGATAATAATACCTTTGATGTCATAATTGTATATGAAATTATAGGAGCAGACGTTCCACCACAACAATTAGAATTCGTTTTAGAATCAAATAGGTAATAAAATGCCATTAGTTAATTTTTCAAATCTAGATTTTGATCAGATTAAGACAACTCTGAAGGATTATCTTCAGACAAATGCAAATTTTACAGATTACGACTTTGAGGGGTCTAATCTGTCAACTGTTATTGATCTTCTGGCATACAATACTTACATTACTTCATATAATGCTAACATGGTTAGTAATGAAGTGTTTATTGATAGTGCAAGTTTAAGGGAAAATATAGTATCTTTAGCAAAAAATATCGGATATTTACCTCGTTCTAGGAAATCAGCACGTTCATCTATAAGTTTTTTCATTAATACCACTGAAATTATACCTCAACCTTCTATCATAACCCTTAAAAAGGGTACTGTAGCAACTACAGCAGGTTCTTTTGGTAATCAATCTTATGTTTTTTCGATTTTAGAAGATATTTCAGTACCAGTTTACAATAATATTGCAACTTTTACTGATATTCCCATATATGAAGGTACTCTTTTAAATACAAACTTCACTTATAGCACAAAAAACCCAAATCAAAAGTTTATTTTACCAAATGTTGGCATTGATACTGATTTAATCTCAGTAAATGTGAAAACTAATGAACAGGCAACTGCAAAAACCAAATATAGTGCTCAAAATAGCATTTTTGACATTGATGGTGGATCAAGAGTCTATTATTTGTCAGAAATAGAGGATGAAAGGTATCAAATTTTCTTTGGAGATGGTATTTTTGGTGCTTCTTTAGAAGAAGGTAATTTTGTTGATGTAGATTACGTCGTTTCTAGTGGAGATACGGGAAATGGTGTTGCTCAGATGACATTTGCAGGAAATCTTTCCTATGAAAGGAATGGATTATCATATCAGGTTACTTCTGGCATCTCTTTAGTAACAACTAATTCATTTTCTACTGGTGGAGAGAATATTGAATCAGTTGAGTCTATTAGAAAGTTTGCTCCTCGAATTTATGCATCTCAAAATAGAGCAGTTTCTGCCCAAGACTATGAATCTTTAATTCCAGCAAAAATTTATCCCGAAACTGAGTCAATTTCCGTATTTGGTGGTGAAGAACTCGTTCCACCTCAATATGGAAAGGTTTTTATAAGCATAAAACCCAGAACTGGTGATTTTTTACCTAATATTATCAAAGAAAACATCAGATTAAAGTTAAAGAAGTATGCAGTTGCAGGAATTGTCCCAGAAATCTTAGATCTTAAGTATCTTTACCTTGAAGCTGACTCAAAAGTCTATTATAACACAAATCTTGCTGCTAATGGTGCTTCCGTTTCTTCTATTGTTCAGAATAATGCAAATAAGTACGCTGAATCTACTGAGTTAAATAGATATGGTGCTAGATTTAAGTATAGTAAGTTTTTGAGTATTATTGATCAAAGTCATGATGCAATAACATCAAATATTACAACAATTTCTATGAGAAGAGATTTACGACTTGTATTAGATAAAATTTCAGAATATTCTATTGGTTTTGGTAATCAATTCCATATTAGAAGTATGAGTGGATATAATATTAAGTCTACTGGGTTTAGAATAGATGGAATTACTCAACCCGTCTATATTTCAGATATTCCTAATAGAAGTAGAGTAACAGGATCACTTTTCCTCTTCACTGTACCTACTCCAAACTCATATACTCCTACAATTGTAAGAAGAAATGTGGGTATTGTTAATTATCAATCTGGAATTATCACTTTAAATCCAATTGTTATTAGGAGTGGTAAAGTTAAAGATGGTCAATCTATTATTGAGTTATCAGTTTGCCCCAAATCAAATGATGTTATTGGATTACAGGATTTGTATTTGCAACTAGATATAGGAGGTAGTAATTTCGAAACTGTTGTTGATGAAGTTTCTTCTGGATTAGATCCAGCAGCATCTAATTATATTGTAACCTCAAGTTATGCAAACGGGAACCTAGTAAGATCTTAAGATGGCAGAAAAGAGAATACAATTTAGTAACATAGTTCAGAATCAACTTCGACAGTAT